GCAACGACATGACAACGCTCCTCGAACGAGCGGCGCTTTGGCTCGCCAAGGTACCGCCAGCCATCTCCGGATCCGGAGGGCACTCTCAAACCTACACCGCTGCCGTGGGCCTAGTCCACGGCTTCGGGCTGTCCGACACCGACGCATTCGCGCTCCTGTCCGATTGGAACCGCTCATGCCAACCTCCATGGCAGGACCGCGAACTCCTCCACAAGATCAGGCAGGCCAATGAGAAGTCGCACTCCAAGCCCCGCGGCCACCTCGCCAATTCCTCAAGCACCGTGTCCATTGAGCCATTGGATCTGACACGGGTCCGGTTCAGCCGGCCAAAGCCTGTGGAAGCCGCGCCAGTATCCGAGGGGTCCGTGGAGTCATCCGCGCCATCAAACCCGCCCGCAGCCCCCATCCCGGCCTCGCACGACGCCTCGGAGTTCAAGCGGTTCCTCACATCCGCCTTCGCGCCCACCGAGGTGGTCTGCATCTGCGAGCAGGTCGAAGACGGTAGGCCAATCAGTGCCGGCTCATTCCTTCCCATCGAGGATTGGATCGCCCGCTTCGATGACCCCGAATCCATCCTGTTCCGCAGCGACCGAACCGATGGCGTCTTCGTCCGCATCAACCCGTTCAAGCCCAACCTCTACAGCGGCTCCGACAACGATGTCATGGCCTACCGCCATGTTTTGGTGGAGTTCGATCAGAAGCCCAAGGCCGAACAGGAACAGCTCCTCCGGTCCTCGGGCCTACCCATCAGCGTCCTCATCGACTCCGGTGGCAAATCCATCCACGCCTGGGTCCGCGTCGATGCACCCAATCGCAAGGAATGGGACGCCCGCAGGGATCTCATCTACAGCAGCATCCCGGGCATCGATCCCAAGAACAAGAACCCATCGCGCTTCTCCCGGCTCCCGGGCGCCTGGCGCGGCGCGGAGAAGCAGAAGCTGTTGGCCAACTCCATAGGCGCTCGCTCGTGGGAGGAATGGCTCACCGACCGCGAGTCCATCGACGACAGCGCCACGATCGTGTCGATCAAAGACCTGATGCACTTTGATTCGGATAACGATCCGGACAACCTCATCGGCAAACGGTGGCTCACCCGCGGCTCCTCCATGATCCTCAGCGGCGGCACCGGCATCGGGAAGTCATCCCTCATGATGCAGATCGTCATCCGGTGGTGCCTCGGCAAGGACTTCTTCGGAATCGCGCCGGTGCGGCCATTGAAGATCGGTGTCATCCAAGCCGAGAACGACAAGGGTGACCTCGCCGAAGCCTTCCAAGGAGTTGGACTAGGACTGGACATCAGGCCAGATGAGATGAAGTCGCTCCAACAACAACTTGAGTTCCGCACCGAGGCCGTCCGCACCGGTGACGCATTCTTGGCTTACGCCCGCCGATTCATCCTCCGCTCCAAGCTCGATGTCATCGTGGCCGATCCGCTCTTCTCCTACTTCGGCGGAGACCTCAGCGATCAGGGCGAGGTTAGCGTGTTCTTGCGCAACAAGCTCCAGCCCATCCTCCACCAGACCAAGGTCGCTTGGATCTGGATGCACCACATCTCCAAAGCCCAGCGCAAGGACGGAGAACCGCTCACCACCATGGAACTGGCCCACGCAGGCTTCGGATCCAGCGAACTCGCCAACTGGGCGCGGGAGATCGCCGTCCTGGCAGAAGTAGGCCAGTCGAAGCCTCGACGGTTCCAACTGGCCTTTTGCAAGCGCGGATCACGGCTGGATGCTAACTCACTTCATCTTCAGCATTCTCCCAAGGGGATTGTGTGGGAGCAGTGGAATCCGATGGTGATGACCGGAGCCCAACTGAAGGAGCCGAAGCCTCCTGATCGGCGGCCAAGGCGGCGCGGATAGGGCCCCAATAATCATTGTAAGCCTTTCGGTTAGCCGCCTCTTCCTCTTCCCGCTTCTTGCGCTCCAGCTCCTCAGGATCCACATCCGGGGAGCTTTTCTCTTCCTGAGCCTCAACCTCGGAGTCGGGTTCCTCCTGCTCGCGCTTGCGCGATCGCTTGCGCTCCAGTTGGCCAAACAACCTCTCGTGCTTCTTCACCGAAGTCTTCAGATACGCAACGTCACGCTTCAACTCGTTGATGGTTCTCAAGAGCAGCGAAACCTTGTCCTCATCCTCCGGAGGAACCCAGTCGCACCCACGCCATTGCCTATGAACCATGTCATATACAATCACCTGGGACTTCTTGTTCCTCATAGAGTTGAACGCACGTATCGCGCGGCCAAGCTCACATCTCAGGTTCTCACGAATGTAGGCCAGAACCTCGGATCGATCCGGGTCGGCATCGTGGCGTTGCGGGGGCATCAGTCGGAACATCGACCGAAGCGTTGAACCATTGTCTAGGTAACTCATAGCAGGAAGAGAATGCGTCATGTACGGCAGCATGTCAATGTAAAGGAATGTTCATTTTGCAGAGCACCCCAAGAAGTTCCCATAGCCACTGCTACCTCCCTAGAGGGAGTCTTGTCACTCCCTCTTCTAGGGAGTTAAAAACCGCTTACGCCGCAACGCTTTCGGGGGCTCGTGCCGGCCCCCACGCTGCGGCTGCGGTTTTTCAATGACCCTCCACTGATTGCGAAGTATCGGGTCCGATGGATTGGTATGGATGCCTCGCAATCGAGCGGAAAGGGGTCGCCAGTGCGTCGGAGGGGTGTAATCGAATGCCGGCAAGGAAGCGGGCTCCGCGGGGCTGGAAACGGAAAGCCCCCGGATGGGTGGTCCGAGGGCTCCGCGGGGTGGTGACGGTTGATGTTTGGCCTACTCGGTCAGATTCCCGACCGCGGACTTCCAGTCATCGATCAGCGAGCGGCAGTATCCGCAGACCATCTTCAGGTTTGAATCCTTGGAGTTCCAGCAATAACAATGCTTGCGATCGGCCATGCAATGGCCCGCTTTCAATATAGCGGTTAAACGATCCTCAGTTTTGTGTATTAAAAGCATTCGCTTAGTATCACCAAGCTCCATCAGCTTGCTGTTGGAATGCTCAAGCTCTTTGATGCGATTCCTCATAAAAGACAGGTCGTTTTTATGTATCAGAGCGTAGTCGTCGTAGTTCATTTGTATCCTTTGAATTCGTTGATGTAGTACACCGAGTCTTCGATCGTTCGCTTGCTCAGCACCCGATTCCTTCCTCCCCTGATGCAGCGTTCCAGCAAGTCGGCCAAGTGATTACCGATCTGGATCTTCGCGATCGCTTCACGGAATACCTCGTCGTGCTCCTGGCTCGTCCTCACGCGGGCTTCGCGGAGGCCCTCAAGTAATCTCTCAATGTTTGGGCTCATGTCGGATGGAAGCCTACCGCTCCATGCTCTAAGGTCAAGCGGGAAAACGTGGGGGATGGAAAGAATATTCTGTACCGCTCCATTCTCGGGTGCCGAGGGTTCCGGATTCTAGGTTTCCGAATTCCGAATCTGGTATGGGGTATGGGCCGGTGCATAACTTATGGGCGCGGTTCATAAGGGTCGGACACGGAGTGTCTCACCTGGTTGGACATTGGGTGTCCTAGGGGGGCGGGTGACGGGCAAGGAAGGAAGGGACCGGCGGGCGGGCGATCGGATGCGGGCAAAGAAAAACCCCTAGGGGGAACCTAGGGGGCGAAGGGGGGAGATTGGCCGACTATCAGCCACCGTTGCCAGCGAGGGCGCTCAGAGCCATCAGGGCGACGAATAGGGCCGCAAGCAAGAGGTATCCAAGGGCTCGGAATAGATCGCTCACAGTGCGGCCTCCCAGTTCTCCTCAATCCAGCGGTGAATGGTTTCGACAGTCTCGTCGCAGTCGCAGTGGACACCGCAGCCCCTCGGGTTCTGGACGCGATCAAACCGGAGTTCCACGAACTCTTCAAAGCGGGATTCGATCATGCTTTCGAGGTTATCCAGAATGCGGGAAACGTCGCGGGCTGTCGCGGAGCTTCCCCAGTAGGACGGCTCCGTGGGGAGTTGGATTAGGACGGTTTCCATGGGTTCAAAAGAGTTGGATGACCACACCGCCAGTGAATTCGACAACTTGAGTGTGATCACGGAGCCACTCCAGCGCCTCCGGTTCGCAGTCGGTGTCATTTCCGCAGACTTCCTTGAAACCGTATTCTTTAGCGGCCGCAAGCGCGGACGGGTACTCGGCCCACTCGCAGCAGATCCCAACGGGGTCCAGTTCAAGCTCCACCCCACAAGAGTCTTCGTAGTCTTCGAGGTACTCGAAGAGCGCCAGAAGCGCGGACGTGGTGAATTGGGTTTCCCTCCCGCAAGCGCGGAAGGATTCGACGAACTGGTAACTGGTTACTGTGGTTTTCATGATTTGTTGAATCGGGCGGTGATCGCCCGCCAGATGCCACGGAGTTTCCCCCATGACACCGGACGGGGGATCACTTGGCCCACTCAATCGCCCGGCCCTGCCGCGCTAGGTCGAAGCAATCGAACCGCTTGAACAGGTCCGCGAACCGCTCCCACTGCCACTCGGACGGAGGCCGCACAGGCTCAAGCTCTCCAGACTCGGACACCGTGCACAGCACTGGAGTCAATCGGATCGATGACACGATTTGCCTTGAATCGACATTGAACGCGAAATCGGGCGACCAACCGCCCAGTGGCCCGCCGTAAGTTCCCATCGTGTTTGAAGTCTCGAATCCAGCACCGATCGAATCGAGGAACTTGAACGCAGTCTCCCGGTCGAAGAGCCCGGACATCTGGACATCCGAGATGCATGCCCAAAAGGCCTCGCGCCCGAATCGCTCTTTGAGCTTGCGGCAGATCTGGAAACGAGTTTCACCGCGCACACCGTCCAAGCGGTTCAGGATTTCACGAGGGATAGATCCCTCTTTGGCGAGGTACTGGTACTCAGAGTCGAAGGGTTCGGATGGTTCGACCGGAAGTCCCGGCCACTGGCGGATTACATCCGATAGTGTGACATCGTGGGATCCCCACTGCTCAAGCTGCGGGTGCTCTCCAGAGAAGCTGGCGACGATTGAGAAGCCCAAGCGGTAATTCACAGTGCACCTCCTTCGATTTCCTTCATGATCGCCCGAAGCGCCGTGTCAATGTGGGAGTTCTGAAGGTAAACCCACATGTCCATTGAACCGGCAGCACGATTCACGGAATAGAACAGGTCCCAGCGGAGCCGCTTTTCGATGTCCTTCGCCTTCCCTTCCTTACGGATAAATTCCCGGTGCGCGGGGATCCGATCGGCAAGTGGGCGGCAGGAATCGAGCAACCAAGTGTAGTGTTCGGGGCGCATCTTCACAGGGCACCTCCGATGAAGAACTGCAGGAAGCAATAGGCGAGGGCACCGAGGACGAGGGCGCAGGCGATGAGAAGGGCCAGCGCTTGGATGAGGGATTTGAGGGATTTCATGATGTAGGAAGGAACCAATGGTTGGTTCACGGGGGAGAGATTGCGACAGGTGACGACAGGAGTCAATGGGAAACAACAAAGTATTTGAAAGAGTGAAGCGGGCGAGGGAAAGCGAGGCATGGCGAAGGTGAAGCAAGTGGAAGCGCTCCAGGTGGAAAGGGTGGAAAGGAAGGAGGCACCAATTCCTTCTGTCCGGAAGCCACTAAAAAAAGGTCCTCCACCAAAGGAGGTTACTCCTTCCGATTGGAACCGGGTCCTCGACGGCGCTTCACTCGGGATACCTTTCGATCGCTTGTGTCACCTCGCTGGCATGACGGATAAAACCTTCGCCAAGTACTTGCTCCGATATCCCGAACGAAAGGAGGAAATCGATGCTGCGAAAACCCGCGGCGAGTATGACCTCACCTCAGTCGTGCGTTCCTGCGGCCCCGGCTGGCAAGGGTCCGCTTGGTTGTTGGAGCGAACGAGAGGTTACGTAGCTCGTGCTCAACTCGAACACACGGGTAAGGGAGGGAAGGAGCTTTCAGTATCCGGAGCCCTACTAGGAGCATTCGGAGGGAGCAAATAGACCACGGGGGGAGGACCACCCCCAAGAGGGGGGTGGGTGTTACCTGTATACCCCCTCCCCCCGCCCCACACCCAATTTTATGCCCGTCAAGCAAATTAAGCGTAAGAAATCCCCTTCACTCGGAATGGGTTCTCACATCCCTGCGTGGAAGCAGCGCAAGCTGCTGGAGGAAGCGCAGCAGCTGAAGAACTTCCCGAAGATGATGCTTGGCCTACGCGATGTGTACCCCTGGCAGGAGGCGGTGCTCGGAGCGTTGAACGAGAAGCACTCGAAGGTGGCTCTGAAGGCTGCTAACGGCTCTGGCAAGACGAGCATGGTCGCCGCGAGCGCGGTCATCTGGCACATGCTCCGCTGGCCGGGGAGCCTCGTAGTGTGTACGGCGGGTGTGTACCGACAGGTGGCCGATGCTCTGTGGCCTCATCTGCGGAAGATGATCAATGGCTTGGGCGGCGAGGAGAACGGCTTCTCGATCAAGGACGGCGAGATCCGCTACGTGTACCCGAAGAAGGTGGATGGCCAGGAGCTGATCAGTCGGTGCATCGGTTTCTCGGCGAGCAACCCGGAGAAAGCGGAGGGCTGGCACGTGCAGGGTCCGAGCAATGACCTGATGTACATCGTCGATGAGGCGAAGGCGGTACCGGACGGGATATTCCAGTCGATGGAGCGGTGCCAGCCGACGCGGACGCTGCTGATGAGCAGCCCGGGAGGTAGCTCCGGGTACTTCTACGACGTCTTCAGGCGGAACGACGGCAAGTGGCAGACCTTCACGGTGACCGCTTACGACTGTCCGCATATCCGGAAGGAGTGGATTGATGAGCAGATGGCCCGCTGGGGCGAGGGTCACCCGCTGGTGCGCTCGATGATCTACGCGGAGTTCATGGAGGATGACGGGAGCCTCACGGCGGTGAAGACGGCCGACTGGCAGAAGGTGGTATCTGGCCCACCCAAGGAGGAGACGGATGGCCACCGACTGACCGCGGGGTGTGACTTCTCAGCCGGCGGCGACGAGAGCGTGATGGTCATCCGCCAGGGGAACACGGTCAAATCCCTCATCCGCTGGCGGGACAAGGACACGATGGCCAGCGTGGGCCGGTTCATCGCGGAGTTCCGGAAGTGGAAGCTGAAGGCTGAGGATATCTATGCCGACGTAGGTGGCATGGGGATTGTCATGTGCGACGCCCTGAGGGCGGAGGGCTGGGATGTGCGCCGGGTGAACTTCGGGGAGCGGGCCATCCGGGATGATCAGTTCGTGAACCGGGCGGCGGAGATGTGGATCGAGTTCGGGAGAATGGTGGAGGAGGGTAAGGTGAATCTGGGACCGGTCGGGACGGACGAGGTGCTTCTCCAGCAGTTCGTGAGCCGCAAGGTGCGGACCAACGGGAAGGGAAAGCTCACGCTGGAGGGCAAGGACGAACTACGCGCTCGCGGGGTGAACAGCCCCGATAGGGCGGATGCGATGGTGCTGGCCTTCTGTGGTGGTGGCGGGAAGCGGATGGATGAGTATCTCAAGGCCCTCGGGGATGACGGGCGGAGCCTGCTGGAACGCATGGAGGATGAGCTTGGCCCGCTTGAACCCGAGGGGGTTGCGCTTGCTGGTTGCGAGGTGGGGGGATAAGAGGAGGGGAGGACATTTATGATGACCGATAAACAGCGGAGTGCGTTGCAGGGGCAG